TTGAAATCTTCTTTGATTGATTTTGAACAAAGCAAATTAGAAAAATTATTAGAAGATGTTCAAGGCATATCAAACATAGCTGCTGATTTGGGTAATATGTTTATGGATGCGGAAATGTCTAGAGAGGAAAGAAAAACAGTATTACTTAATAATCAATTAAAAGAACGTCTTAGAAATGAAAATCTTTCTGCTAAACAAAAAGAAAACATAAACAAACAAATAGAAGCTAATGAACTAGCCTTACAAAAGAAAAGAGATGAAATAGCAGAAAAGAATTTTAAATTACAAAAGGCTGCAATGATAGTTAATGCTTTAGTAGAAACTTATAGGAATGGTATTTTAGCTTATGGATCTCAGCTTATAATAGGAGATCCAACTTCGCCTATCAGAGCGCAAATAGCCCAAGCTCTGGCTATTGCTTCTGGTTTACTTCAAGTGGCAGCAATTGCAAGAACTCAATTTGTTCCTACAGCAGTATCAGCACCTTCAACAGGAGGATCTGCTGGAGGTGGCGGTGCATCAGCACCAGCACAACAAGAACCTGTATTCAATATAGTAGGCACAGGAACTCAAATGCAATTAGCTGAAACTGTAGCTCAAAGAACAGGTGAACCTGTAAAAGCTTTTGTAGTTAGCAATGATATAACTACAGCACAAGAATTAGACAGAAATATTATAACAGGTTCTGCTATAGGATAAAAACAAAATACTAAAAAAAAGATTTACTTATTATGGAAGAAGCGCAAATAATAGAATTAATAATCGACGAAGAAAGCGATATTGCTGGAATACAAGCGATATCAATAGTTGACAATCCTGCAATAGAAGAAGACTTTATTGCTCTTAAATCTCAAGAGGTAAAATTAGCTGAAGTAGACAAGGATAAAAAAATAATAATGGGGCCAGCCTTAATACCTAATAAAAAGATATTTAGAAAGTTTGGTGAACAAGAATATTTTATTTATTTCAGTGAACATACCGTCAAGAAAGCCTCAGAGCTTTTCTTGACTAAAGGTAATCAAAATAATTCTACTTTAGAACACGAAATTAAACTTAATGGGCTTTCTGTTGTTGAATCTTGGATAATAGAAGATGAGAAACAAGATAAGTCTAATAAATATGGATTTAATTTACCTATAGGTACTTGGATGGTGTCTATGAAAGTAAATAATGACGATGTATGGAATAATTACGTTAAGTCTGGTAAAGTAAAAGGATTTTCTATTGAAGGTCATTTTATAGATGCAATTAAATACGAGCAAGATCAAGAACTAGAAGCTTTATCTATTATAGAAGAATTAACTGATATATTAGAAGTAGATATGGCTACTTATGGTGACTATGGATCTGGAGTTAGAAATAATGCTAAAAGAGGCATTGAACTTAATAAGAAAGTAAATAATAAATGCGCTACTTCTGTAGGAAAAGTTAGAGCGCAACAATTAGCTAGAGGAGAAAAACTTTCTGTATCTACTATAAAAAGAATGTATAGTTATTTAAGTAGAGCCGAAACTTATTATGATCCTAGTGATAGTAAAGCTTGCGGAACTATATCTTATTTATTATGGGGAGGTAAAGCAGCTTTAAGTTGGTCTAGAAATAAATTAAGAGAACTTGGAGAATTAGAATTAAAATCTATGATAGTTGATGAAGAATATGCTATTATAGGAGATAGATTAGCTTATTCTACTATTGAATCTGCTGAAATAGCGGCTGAAGATTTTGGATGTCAAGGTTACCACGAACACGAGTTTGAAGGTAAAATATGGTATATGCCTTGTGAAAAACATTCATTAAAGCTTCCTTGTCAAGAAGGATATGAGCAAATAGGAATGAAAGATAAAGACGGTAGAAAAGTACCTAACTGCGTACCTATAAAATAGAATTATGGCAAAAAAGTTTAAAACTCCAGGAAGAGCAACTCCTAGATCTAATAGAAGAGGTTGTTTATGTGCTGACGGAACTTATTCAAGAAAATGTTGTGACGGATCTTTACAAGCTCAAGGAGTTGGAAAAATATATGGAGATGGAGTATTGTTATTAGAATCAGGAAGTAACATACTACAAGAAAATGGTAACAATATAAAATTATAAATAATGTCAAAAAAAATATCACAATTAAATGCAATATCAATAATACAAGAAGACGATTTATTTGCTGTAGTAGAAGGAAGTGAAACTAAAAAAGCTGAGGTATATCAACTAGAAAATTACTTGATTCCTAAGAATATCACTATGAGTGCTGGTTCCACTGTTAATTTATCTGATTCAGTTTATAATAAATCTATGCTTATTAGATTGACTTGGACTGGTGCAGCAGGTACAGCTACATTAAATTTACCTTCAGCAGCAGATAATACTAATAGATTAATGAGATTTATTTCTAATGGAGGATTTGCAGTTTCAACAAGAGTAAATTTAACTCCTATAAATTCTCAAACATTAGATGGCTCTACAGACCCTTATGTTATTAATATAGAGTATGAAGGTATACAAGTATGGTCAGATGGTGTTGAATGGTTTATAATACAGAAAAAAGCTTAAAAATACAACAGATAGATAACTAATTAATTAACTATATATAAAATTTTATTATGAATGCAAAAGATATCGTAGAAAAGTTCAAGAATGTTCTTCTTAGTGAAGAAGACAATTCTAAAGCTCCTGAAATGGAGACTAAAAATGAAACTTCTGAAATAGAAGTAAAAGAACAAGAGGTTGTTCTAAGTGAAGAAGTCAAAGAAGTAGAAAATACTGAATCAGAAACTGAATTATCTGAAGAAGTTGATGCATCTTATGATGACAAGAAAAAATTAGAAGAGGATGAAATTATCGAAGAGGTAGAAGATCCTATGTCTAAATATGCTACAAAAGAAGATCTAGAAAAAGCTATGGCTGAAATGAAAGCTATGATAGACAGTCTTAAAATGCAAGAAGATATGCCTGAAGTTCCAGAGCAATTATCTTCTCAAGAACCAGCAGTTGAACCGATCGCTCACGATCCTGAATCTGCTGTAGAGAAAAAGGGTTTAAATCTTTATGCTCAAAATAGAACTAAAACATTAATGGATAGAGTTCTAAGTAAAATATCGTAAATAATTAAAATTAAATAAATAAAAAATGGCTACTACAACTTCAATTACAACTACTTATGCTGGAGAATTTGCAGGTAAGTATATTTCTGCTGCTTTATTATCAGGTGCTACACTTGATAAAGGTAGTATCGAAATCAAACCAAATGTAAAATACAAAGAAGTAATTAAAAAAGTTGCAACAGATGCAAACTTAATTAAAGACGCTTCTTGTGATTTTACTGACACAGGTGCAATTACATTAACTAAAAGAATTCTTCAACCAGAAGAATTCCAAGTAAACCTAGAGCTTTGTAAAAAAGACTTTAGATCTGACTGGGAAGCTATTCAAATGGGATATTCTTCATTTGATCAGTTACCTCCTAAATTTTCTGACTTCTTAATCGGTCACGTTGCTTCTAAAGTTGCTGAGAAAACTGAGCAAAATATTTGGGGCGGTGTAAACGGGAACGCTGGTGAATTCGATGGATTTACAGTTCTTATGGCTGCTGATGCAGACGTAAACGACGCTGCTAATGGAGCAGAAACTTCATTTACTTCTTCTAACATTGTTACTTTATTAAGTAATGTTGTTGACTCAGTTCCTAACGCAGTTTATGGAAAAGAAGACTTAAAATTATTTGTACCGCCAGTTGCTTGGCAAGCTTACATCAGACACTTAGGTGGATATGGTGCTAACGGATTAGGTGCTGCTGGTTACAGAGCAGAAGGAAACCAATGGTATAACAATAACGCTTCATTATCTTTCGAAGGTATCGAGGTTGTTTATACTCCAGGTATGCCATCTGATCACATTGTTGCAGGTGAAAAATCTAACTTATTCTTTGGAACAGGTCTATTATCTGACCACAACGAAGTAAAAGTTATTGATATGGCTGATCTTGATGGATCTCAAAACGTAAGAATAGTTATGAGGTTTACAAGTGGTGTGCAATATGGAATCGGAAGTGACCTAGCATTGCTTACATTAGCATAATAAATAAAATAGATGTTTAACAAAAGGGCGGTTAGCGCCGCCTTTTTAATATAAAAAAATAATAATATGAGTTGCGATTTAACACAAGGAAGACAAAGACCGTGTAAAGACTCAGTAGGAGGTATAAAAGCCGTTTATTTCATTAACTATGGTACAACTGATGTTGTTTATGATGCTACCAATACAGATGAAATTGATGGACTTGGATCTGGCCTTACTGCTTACAGATACGATCTTAAAGGCAATTCTAATTTAGAACAAACAATTAATTCTTCTACTGATACAGGAGGGACATTCTTTGAGCAAGTTCTAACATTAGTTTTACCTAAATTAACATTAAAAGACCATAAAGAAATTAAATTATTGTCTTTTGGAAGACCACACATTATTGTAAAAGATAATAACGATAATTATTTTTATGTAGGTAATGAACACGGAGCTGATGTGACTGGCGGAACTATTTCTACTGGATCTGCAATGGGGGATTTAAGTGGATATAATTTAACTTTATCTGCTCAAGAAAGACAACCTGCTAATTTTATTTCAGTTACTGCTGAAACAGATATTCAATTAACTTTAGGAGATGCAAGTACGATTACAGTTACGCCTGGAGTTGCTTCTGACGTAGATGTTGATGACGATCCATCAGGAATACCTGGAGGAGGAAACTAATCAATCCTTATTTTGTGTAAAAGCCTCACTTTTTAGTGGGGCTTTTTTGTTTAAAACAAAATAGGTTTTTTTTGATTAACTATATATGATAATACTATTGCCAGTATCGACTTCTCAAACAATTAAGATTGTACCTAGATCTTATGCAGAAGATAGTAATGTACAATTAAAGATTACAGAAGACGGTACAAGAAAAACAGAAACACTAACAGGCTTAACAGCAACATATAGCGGAAACTTTATAGAAATACCTTGTACTTTTAGTATTTTATCTGAAGGTAAAATGTATTATATAGAAGTAACAAGAGCTGGTAATTTATTGTACAGAGATAAAGCATATTGTACAGCTCAAACAAACAGGACTATTCCTCATACATTAAACACAGCAGAGTATGATGAGCATAGCGCTTCGCCTTCAGGACAGAAATATATAACAATATAATATGAGTAGAAAAAAAACATATAAAAATAATATTAGAGTTGTTAATCTACAAGGTTATACCACACCAGAAATAAAAGAACATTATAATAAAGAGTGGGTAACTTATGGAGAAAGCAATGATTATTTTGACAACTTAATAAACCTTTACTTAAGTAGTCCAACAAATTCTTGTTGTATAAATGGTATTGTAGATATGATCTACGGTAGAGGTATAGATGCTACAGACAATGAAGAAAAGCCCGAAATGTATGCTAGAATGAAGGACCTTATAAAAGGAGATCAAGTAAAAAGAATAGTAAACGATTATAAATTACTTGGTCAAGCTGCAATGCAAATAGTTTATAATAAAAGCAAAACAGCTATAACTAGTGTTACTCATTTCCCTATGGAAACTATTAGGGCTGAAAAAGCTGACAAAGGACAAATAAAAGCTTATTACTATCATCCTAAATGGGCTGATATGAAAACTAGCGATAGCCCTAAAAGAATTCCTGCTTTTGGATATGGGAGCAAAAGTGAATACAGAGAGCTTTATGTTATTAAACCCTATAGGTCTGGATTTTATTATTATGCTCCAGTTGATTATCACGGATCATTACAGTATTCTTCTTTAGAAGAAGAAGTGTCTAATTACCATATTAATAATATTAAGAATGGTTTACAACCAAGCTTACTTATTAATTTTAATAATGGTGTTCCGGATGAAGAAGCTCAGCAATTAATAGAAAGTAAGATCCAGGATAAATTTGGAGGAACATCTAATTCAGGAAAATTTATATTAGCATTTAATGAAGATCCAGAAAGAAAAGCAGACATAGAACCCATACACTTACCAGATGCTCACGCACAATATCAATTCCTAGCAGACGAAGCTAGAGAGAAGATAATGTTGGGCCACAGAATTGTATCTCCAATATTACTTGGAATTAAAGA